GTAAAAGCAGAAGCGAAGCGTAAATTTAAAGTTTATCCTTCTGCCTACGCTAACGCATGGCTTGTACGAGAGTATAAGAAGCGTGGTGGTACTTATCGTACAGGAACTAAAAAAAGTGGCAAGAAGTAGTGGTGGTCTTACCCGATGGTTTAAAGAAAAATGGGTAGATGTCAAAACTGGTAAGCCTTGTGGCCGTCAAAAAGGCGAAAAACGAGGTTATCCAGCCTGTAGACCCAGTAAGCGTGTCTCAAGTAAGACACCTAAGACAA